GACCTCCTCGGCCGCCTTCGCGGCCTTCGCGGCCGCCTTCTTGGCGATGGCCTCTTCGCGCTTCTTCTCGATCCAGACCTTGTGGCCCCCGCCGCCGATGCGGCCGCAGGTTTCGAGCGTGTGCGTCTTCGCCGCAGCGCCCTCGCACAGGGGGTTCGTGCAATAAAGCAGGTGTCTGTGCCCACACTTCGCCGCGACGCGGCAGCCCGTCGGCGAGTTGAAGAACTTGCAGAGGGACATGGTGAGCGTTGTAAGAGCACTAAATAGGGTTTAACAAATCCGTTTTTACTTCTTACGACCACCAATAGTTACTCCTGCGAGAGGATCTTGGAGTCTCTCATAGATTAGATAACCAGAAATAACAGCAATAAGAAGTCCAACAGGGTATACAACTGAGTCTGGCGCGCCAAGCTTATATTTACCCAGAACAACTAATACAGCTGTTATAAAGAGTAGTACGATCATTAGCGTATAGAACCATCGAGGAAAGAAGGCCTTGGCTGACATTTATTATTACTAAAATATTGATTTCCAGATGGATGCCAATATTTGAGAAACTCAGTATTATTCGATCACTTATACTTTACGCCGTCGCGGGCTTGAGGAAGTGAACCTTGAGGTACGTCTGGAGGTTGAGGTACGTGACCTCATCCTTGTCCGTAACACGAAGGAGCTTCGCGAGCTTGGCATCGGGGAGGATGCGGCGCTTGAACGTAGGGTCGAAGCAGTTGTGGCTCTTGACGTAGCCAGAGATGAACTTCGTGACATCCGTCTGGCTCTTCTGGCTCTTGGACGCAAGGCCCATGAAGCCGCAGAGCTCATCGGAAAGGGGGCGCACCTTGAGGAAGGCGTTGTTCGCACGGCGAGCCTCCCACGCGGCACGGGCCTCAGGGGAGAGCGTCGCGGGGTCAACCTTACGGCGGCGCTTGGAGTCACGCGCCTCACGCTTGATCGCCTTCGCAGCCTCCTGGAGATCGTGGGCAAGCGCACGAGAGGCATCAGCAGCCGCCTTGGCATGAGCACGGACAGCCTCAAGAGCGGCCGTTAGGATCGCATCAGCAGTGCGAACCTCGGTGGGGACAGCGACAACACCCGCAGGCGCAACTACAGGCACGACCACCTCAGCCTGAGCGGGCGCCTTCTTGCCCTTCGCGACAGGGGCAACCTTGGCAGCGGGGGCGACAACAGGAGCAGCAGCGGGAGCATCGGTCTTCTTGGCCATCTTGTTTGACTTATTCTGGGAAACAGAAGATGACATTTCTAACGCGGTTGGTATACTCTATGATATCGTGACCTGTTTAAATCACAAACTATACCGAGCGCCTAATAACTTGAAGCAGAGATCGTGAGGCTGCTTCAGATCCTTCAAAATCTTCAAAAGAGCCCCTCCCAGGTAATGACACACTTGCTTTGGTGTTGCTACTTCTAATGTCTGACGTCTCCAACAGGTATGGATCCACACGTAATAGATGTTTCTGCGTGAATGTACACTACTATGTTCCTTTGCCCAGTTCAATAAACTATCTCGAAACAAGGCAGTAAATTCCCAGAGCTGTGTACGATTTAGTGTAACAAAGAACATCGGATTAACATCTATAAAAAGATGTTCCTCCAGTATTTGACTAATCATCATCCAACGCATTTCAAATACCTTATCCATATCTGTTAGGTATAGCGGATCATGAAATAGTGGGAGGAGTCTAAATTCACGGTAGTATATTGCTTCTTTTAGACGCTTACGAGTATCTAATGTCAGAGGACAACGAGTATACGGATTTTCTGGTTGAAGTTTAGAAATAGAAATCTGGATAATACTTCTTACATCAAACCAATAAACCTTGCCATCTTCTTCAAAAGCAAAATAATTAAATGGATGGACCCTTTCTTCTGCTGTAATAACATCTTCAGTATTATTGCGTACTGATCGATTCAGAACTCCTGGACCGGCTAAGGCAAGAATATGTCTAACTACCCATCCGCGCCATATCTTTTGTATTTTAACTGCACTATCGCCAACAGGGTTGACTACTGACCAAATTCTGGGATTTTTCGTCTTTGCATGTTTTCCGCAAAAGGTCATATTTTTCAGAGCAGGCGATCCACATCGTTCAGCCGATGTCTTGTTCTTACACGAGTTACAAAGCATTTTGTTATCTATTATAAATTACTTTGATGAAAACGGATTTACATATTGACAACCAATAACTAACAACAACCAGTAACCATGTCCACTAACGCAATCGTGAACGCAAGCAACGCGAATATCGCCCAGGTGTCTTTCACCGAGGCAAAGCGCAACAAGCAGGGAGGTCTCGGCGTATCATTCAAGTATGACAACCAGAACTTCGCGCTACGCCTGCCTCGCATGGCATTCCCCGGCGGCCTCCTTCAGCGGGAGGACGAGAAGAGCGGAAACGTATCATACTCGCTCATCGGCTCTCTCAAGGGCTGTGATCCGTATGCTAAGGCACGGTCAACTGGTGATGACGACATGTCCAAGCTATACAACTTCCTTCTGGATCTCCAGGAGAAGCTGATTCAGGCGGCGACAGAGAACAGCTCAAAGTGGTTCGGCAAGAAGCGTGGCGAGGAGTCAATCCGCGACAGCTTCAACGAACGCAGCATTCTGAGTGTGTCATCTGACAAGAACGGAGACGAGTACACGCCTAACGGCAAGTACCCGCCCTCATTCCGGATGAAGATCCCGGTATACGACGGCCGCATCGCTATGGATGCTGTCGACGCGTCTACCAAGCCCATCTTCCTCACTGTCGATTCGCTTCGCTCCGTCTTTCCAAAGGGCGTGGCGGCGAACCTGATCGTGAGCGGGTCGGTTTACATCATCGGCCAGTCATTTGGCGTCACTTGGCGTGTATCCATGGCGCAGGTATTCCCTCAGACTCGTCTGACGGCTGCCAGCGCCTTCGAGGTGGTCCCCGATGAGGAGGCTGCCGAGGACTCTGCTGCGGCGGAAGATGCTACTCCGGCACAGGAGTCTCAGTCAGTGGATGTTCCGGTAACGGATCCTCCTGCTGAGGCGGCTCCTGCTCCCGGGCGGAAGCGTCGCGTAGCAGCCCCAGTTTAGACCACACAGTTGAGTCTGGCGGAGGCTGATACATGATAAATGAATCATCAATAAAAAGAGGATCGGTAATTACTACCACCTTTTTCACTGCTGAACACATCGGTGAAAAAGATTTTCCACAAGAGCATTCGTATATGTCAGGTAATCCGTGAGTGATATACTTGGGCGTAATGATCCTGTGCGATCCCCTTAGCAAGATATCTGAGTCTACACAATCTTGGTAGGCCTCGGACGATAACAGAGTGAAGATAGATTCCCCTGCTTTCCAATCCTCTTGAAGCAGAGTACCAAATGGCGAATCGCGAAACCAAAGAGTCTTAAAGACCGAATGATCACCAGACTCATGCTCTGCCAGTCCTACTCGGTTCAGATCATCATCATACAGCCAGTAAACATCAAGTCCATCATTTTTATATGATGCATCCAAGGCTCCTCTGAATACAGTACGATCGGTATATGACCACTCAGCAGCATCGTGATCTTCATCATGTTCAGCTATATCAGGAGATATGTCAGTGTAAAGCAGAGATGGTCTCAGTATAGAAAACATCTTTGGTTTATTTCTGGATTTGATTAGTGTTTGTTCTTACGAGTTCTATATCTTGGTTTCAATTTCAGTTTACGAGTAAGATGTCTTTTTTCCTGCCTTTGAATACCTTCTTCATATTCTGGATCATAGTCATACCCATGTGCACGATGAGTAAAGATTTGTGTATAAAAAGAATCAGGAGCTTTTGCTAGAAGGGAGTGATAATTATGATTCTTTCTTTGATATCCAATTTTATACCGAAATAGTTGACCATCCTTGCTGTTTACTTCAAAAACATGATCATTAGTAATGTGCCCCCACGTTTTAAAATTAAACATCTTTGAAACAACCTTCTCCCCTTTACGGGTGTTTTTAGTAAGAAGTGCTGTATAAACCATCATAGGTGTTATATTGCGCTCTTTGAGAGTATCTAATGCCTTCTTCTTATAGGCTTCAGGGTCTGTTATCCGTTTACCGCCAGATATTTGTTCTATAAAAGAGATATTTGCAATTTGATAGTCTGGGAACAATTGAATAAAATCATCGTCAAAATCTGTAGCAGATGCATTGTTCTTTAACCTGTATACAACAAGCTTGCCATTTTCTGCATCATAAAATTTGAGGTCTTCTCCAACAACTATAAATGCAATAAAATGAAATATTTCGGAATCTGAACGGCTTTTCAAAAGAAGAATTCCATCACTTTTCTTAGTAACTAATCTGATTTTACCCATTGCAAGATTAGTTCCTTCATATAGTTTCATATGAAGTCCTTTGCGTCTCAGAGCTGAACCAACAAATTCGTTAAATACACCCATTCTACAATTCGCTTTGGGAATTATAATCTCATATCCCTTCTTATTTAACACGGCAGCAGCAATCATTGGACACATGTTATTTTGTTCCTCAAGCGGTAATGGTTCGTCACCAATCCTTTCCATTATCTTATTCAAACGAAACTTTCACCGTTACGTCATGACGGGATAGGGAGTTCGTAGCAGAGTTAGATAGCTCATGACGTTTACGACGAGTATCCTTGTCAGCTGTATCCTTCAACTCCTGAAGACGAGATTCCATGTCTGCGTGAACAGCCTCACGATGAACTTCCAGATACTTTATGATTTCGTCTGAAAGTACCCATTCGAAAAAGTTTAGTTGTCCAACTGTTGTGTCGAGACCCTTGAATTTGATCCGTTTGCACCGGCAGAATGGGTCGAACATCTTCTTGCTGTAAGCCTTCAGGTGACTCTTGTATGCTAGGTAGACGATTACATATGACTGCTTGCTCGTCATGAATGCGACGTTGAACTTCTTGGCATAGTTTGTCACGAACCAATCGATGATGCGCAGAGATAGATCCGAAGTCCCATTTAGGATTTCCGACACCTTCTCCAGATTTCCCGGAATTGAGTAAAACTTCTCGAGACGATGAAGCACCCATTGTTCTTGGCTTTGAATTTGTTCCATATTTATTAGTTTGCGATCGCTACTTGAAAACGGGTTTTAATCATGATAGCCTATTACATATAAGAAATGCAGGACAAGATCAATTATCTGCTTGAACACTATGGCATCGATGATCAGCGTACTCAGGCCTGGTTCACTAAGCGTGGTGAGATGCTTACCGCATCTGAAATCTGGAAATCATTTGGCGACGCAACCGCATCAGCACGGCGTGAACTAATTCTGTCAAAACTTACACCGCCTAAGAAGCAGGATGGATCTGGTGTTGGTGCCCTAATTTGGGGTACTCGTTTTGAACCGATCGCTAAAGAGATCTATTGTCATACCGAGAAGGTCAAGTTGGTTGATCTATCTTGCGTACGTCATCCAGAGCATGTCTTTCTTGGTGCGTCACCTGACGGATTGATTCTAACAGATGACGAACGTAATGGCCGGCTGATCGAACTAAAGTGTCCTATCTCACGGGTATTTACTACTGAAACTCCTGTACCAGATGCCTACTATCACCAAATGCAGCTACAGATGGAATGTACTGGACTTGTTGAATGTGATTATGTTGAGATGCAGTTCAAAACAATGAACTACTCGGAGTGGTCAACAGCTGAAGCAGAATTCAAGTCTTGCTTTGCGGTTGATAGTGAGGCTAATGTAAAGTATCGCCATATCACTGATCCTCGTACAGTTCATGATTGGCAAGTGGATATTCTTGAGAATCCTATGGAATGGCAAATTCTATATTGGGTTCTTGTTCATAAACGCCAGAAGCTCACACTGAAAGATCCCGATTGGATGCCATCTCACTTTCCAGAAATGAAGGCAACATGGGATGAGATTGTTCAACACCGTGAAGCTGGAACGGTTCCTGCTGTGAAGGATAAACCCATTTTAGTACTGTAATTTTATAATATTAAATGAAACGTGTAATTCTTGTAACTCGTGAAGAGTACAAGTATACAGCAGAGTATATTGAAACATTTCGAGGTTCAGATGAAGTTTTTCAGTACGATCAGACAACCGCAAAGTTTATTGATCCTTGCTATTACCTTTGTATTCGGAGAGTACCATTTAATATTCTTCCAGAAGGTTGTAAGATTGGATTTCTTAACACAGAACAGCTTACTATTTCAGAAAAGTTAAATGAGTATAATACGTTTGCTCGTGATGACGTAGAAGTTTTTGACTATTCAAAAAAGAACATTGAAATTTCAGGAAAAGGAACGCATCTTCCTTATTCCGAAAGTTCTACAGAAACGAGGCTATTAAAAAGTTATATTGTTCCAGAAAAGAAGTTCAACCTTGCTGTGATCGGAACACCAACTCTTTATCGAACAAATATTGTTAATAGTATTCGTGCTCTTGGGTTTACAATCGATTATATCAATGTATTTGGAGAGGAGCGGGACAAACGCGTTGGAAAATGTAGCATGCTTCTAAATATACACGCAGGAACTGAATATTCGCTATATGAATCACTTCGGTGTGAACGATGGCGTTTTGCTGGATTACCGATCATAACAATGCCATGTTCTGATAAACTACCAGAAGGTGTAACAGTTTCACAGAATCTTTCTGAAACTATTAAAGGTCTCTTTATTCCCACTCGGCTAACACTTGGATTATGTATGATTGTAAAAGATGAGAGTCATATCATTCATGAAGTTCTCCAATCAACGCTTCATCTGATTGACACATACTGTATTCTTGATACTGGTTCTACTGATAACACTATTCAGATCATCAAAGATTTTTACGCAAAGACAGAAATCAAGGGTGAAGTTATCCAGAGTGACTGGAAGGGATTTGGACTATCTCGCTCGGAAGCTCTTAAGCTGTGTGATGGCAAGATGGACTATATCCTAATGATCGACGCCGATGACCTGATTGTTGCTCCTTCTGACTGTAAGGAGTTTTTTCATAAGGTTCTACAAGAACACAGGCCAAACGCTGCTATTATTAAGATTAAGCGAGGAAACATAGATTATTCCAGAACTCAGATATTCAAGACATGTGATGATTGGCATTATGTGGGAGCACTGCATGAGTATCCCACAAACGATAAGACAACCAATAAGGTCATCAAGCTTCCTCCTGAGATATATATGGTTGGACGTACTCTTGGAAATCGCTCTAAGCAAGATGGGAATAAGTATTTGAAAGATGCTGAACTTCTACTAAAAGAAGTTGAGAAGGAGCCAGAAAATGAACGTTATGTATTTTATCTGGCACAATCGTATCGTGATGGCGGAAACATTCCGGAGGCGATTAAGTGGTATAAGAAACGTGTAGAGATGGGTAAGTGGAAGGAGGAGCAATGTGTTTCTGCTATGAATCTGGCACGTATTCTTCAGGATAAAGACTGGGCTTGGCGGGCACATGAACTAAATCCTAACCGCAATGAATCTCTTGTTTGGTATGCATCTTATTGTCGTTCTAAAAATCTTTTTACACATGACCTATTAGCAATGATTATGTATGCTACTACGATCCCAAAGCCAATAGAGCAGGTTCTTTTTGTAGAGAACGACGTCTATGATTGGCGTATGTGGGATGAGCTGGCAGTGATCGCATATCACACTGGACGTAAGGATGTTGCTAAGATGGCATCGGCCAAACTCATATCTGAAAATAAGTTTCCTCCTGATCAGCGTTCCAGAATTGAGGCAAACATGAAGGCTGCTCTAAGCTAAGGGATGTATGAATCCCACACATTGACGCGGAACGGTGAGACTACTCCCTGGATAGGAGGCGCATCAAACCGTCCGTCAGGTCTTACCGCATTTGTTCTCTGGCTGTATGACGACACTGATGTTTCTTGCGTTCTTTCTACATTACGCTGATCGAGAAATTCCGGAACAAAGTGCTCTCTTGACATAACACCATATACAACAAGAGCCGCAAATCCTAACGCTAACCATCCTGGGAGTCTGTTATACCAACTCATTTATATGATTAAAACGGAAAGAGTTTTCATCTATATCAACAAGAAACAAGAATGGAGGATCGTGCTATCGAGGTTATTAAGAGTATGCTTGTTCTCCGAAACATTAAGACAGACACAGTAGATTCTCTTAGCTCTCCAATTGATGAAACGCGTATGTTCAACATCGGTGGTGTCTTGATCATCTTCAGTGAGAAGGGACGTATGACCGAGAATATTCTGCAGTCATACATCACATTTTCAGAGGAGAACAACTATACGCATGGCACGATTGTAGTATCACTTGTAGAGCCTTCTGAGAATGTACTCTCATTTGTTCGCGATCACAACAATGATACTAAGAAGCCTATCTTCCAAGTGTTTGAGATTCGTCGTCTTCAGTTCAATATCACTACGCATCGCCGGTTCCCACCTCATCGAATCATCAGCAAAGATGAGCTGGCCGTGCTGGAAAAGAAATTCAATATTACCGACCCCAAGAAACAGCTTCCTTGGATTGACTCAGAGGATCCTGGTGCTAAGTGGATTGGTGCTCGGTCAGGAGATGTAGTTGAGATCCAGCGATTTTCAGAGTCAGCAGGGGATAGCACGTACCACAGGTATTGTGCTGGCAATGTTCTTCAAACCTAAACATAAATGGAAGGAACATTCGACTCAGCTAAGAACCAATATAAATCAAACTATGTTCAATATTTTTTAACCAAAGAACCCAAGTATAAGTCTGCGTATGAGACTGCTCAGAAAACTATGGATTCAATTCTGGAAAAGGCTCCAACACGCGCAGAAGAGCCGGAGAAGTTAAAGCCTACAGAGGAGAGATCTTATAGAGCCTTTCGTCAGCAAGAGACGAATCAGACCAGTCTTCCGAGCCAGTCGTGGAAGTACTGGACATTAGGCTCTCTGCTGCTTGTGACAGCTGGCTTAGGGATGTTTTGAAAATGAGAACCAAGATGATCACTATAGCTCCAAGCAAGAGTCCAAGCCAGATGTTAAATTGGGAATGAAGATCATTTAATTGAATCTTCTCCTTGTTTAGAATATTCTGCAAGGCAGATGACTTGTCTGATGCTGATTGAATAGCATCAAATTCTTTTTGATACCGGATGATATCAGCAGTTAATTCTGATATCAGAGCAGGGTCAAATTTTCCTCTGGAACTCTGTACAAACTCTCTGACGTGTTGGGCAAGTCCAGAGTTTGTACTCAAAATTTGTTTCACTAACTCTGCTTGTTTCCCAGGGTCAGTTTCATATACCGCCTGCGTCAAAAGCTGCGAGTATGTGCTTTTCAATTCGGAATACTCTTTGCGAAATTTCTTCAATTCAGACGCTCGATCCTTTTGGTATTGGCTGATGTCCATTACTTTTTATTGAGGTATAATAAATGTCTAACGTCAACTCAGATGGTAAATTTGGTAGATCAATGGATTACTCCCAGCTGCTGGAGATTCGCCGCAAGTATATTGGTGTAAATTCAATGCGGATTGCCAATCCTAAAAACTTACCCACTATTAAGCCTCATTTCAACCAGGACAAGTTCGTTCGTGAACCTGGTAGCAACGGAGCCGTAGATTTCTACTTTACTCGTGGGCTATCTGGTGTATTTAGTATTGTTGGAACCTCAAAGTAAAAGCAGACTATAGAATAATATGGACTACGATAGCCTAACAGATCAAGTAAACACAGCCGTATCGTCCGGCATTTCAGCAGGTACAAACTGGAATGCAGTACCAGGAGGTTTGGATAAGGTATCTGCCTCAGCAAAAGGATTTGCGTGGGGTATAGGATCGGGTAATGTCTGGCTATGCCAATTACCGTGCGAAGGAAACTGGAAACAGATTGCTCCTCCCAGTCAGTCAACTGTTCGTGATATCATAACAGATGATAGTCACGTTTATGTTTTATTACAGAATCAGCTCGCAATGAAGTCTTCAGATAACACCGATGAATGGATCGCTGTAAACTTACCCGATAGCATTGAGAAGATTATCAGCACAGCATCTTACATTTGGGGGCAAGCCGGTCAGAAGAAGTATAAACTTCCTAAACCTGGCATGACAGGAAACTGGATTCCTGTTGATGATAAATTGAATGTCAAGATTACCTCTGCAAGTGCTGGCCACTTATATGGTGTTGATGATGCTGGTCAAGCAATGATGACAGATGAAGCATTACAGACATCTTGGTCGGTTATTCCTCAATTTGGTGGCAAGTATACAGCTATTATAGGTGATGCTGATCAGACTGCTATTTTTGGGATTGACGATACTAACAGCCTAAAGCGATGCCTAAACGGAAAGTGTAACGGAGTTGATACGCAAGGGTATACTCCTCAGAACATTACGATCGAACCAAACTCAAAGCAGATGTGGATGACCACAACAGCACCTGGCAAATCTGGAAATATTTTCAAGCAATCGTTATCAAATGACTATACTGATATCCTAAGAACTGTCCAGCCTCTCGATGTCAAACGTGAACAGAGCGTACAACAAGCCGAGACACAGTTTGAGCAGTCCACGTATTCCGGAATTATGGCAAAGCAATTTGCGATACTCAAGAAGATGATCAATCAGCTATTTAACATTAAACCAGCTGCTTCTCATGAAGATGACCAAAAGAGAATTCAAGGAGATATTGATAATACTGAATACGAGTTACGAGTCTTGAGAGACGTGATTCCACTGATTCAGAAATTATTGGTCGTACTTGCTTTGACAGTTTGCGTCTATGCTGGATCGGAGTATTTAGGATCCGCCACACATTTTATTGCCTTAGCAGTTTTGGTTTCTGGAACAGTATTCTTTGCTATAAATAAGTAATGGCAGCCTGTGATATCCAGTGCCAACGAGACAAACAACTAAAACAGCTTAGTTCTGCTATGGTGACTGCTATTCAGAACAAAGAGAAGGATCCCGAAGGATACGAAAGAGCTCGTACAGCTTACTATACGGTCAAAGAAGGTCAGGGTTGGCTTTCCAAGGACAAGGAGGATAAGGCTAACCAGGAGGTTCAACCAATTCTGGATTCGTATCAATCTAAATTTGACAAGATGAAAGAGGACATGATCTACCAGACGGTTGCTGCTCAGGCAAAGCAAGATGTTCTAAGCTCTCAGGTAGGAGATGAGGATGAGGTCAGATTTATTCATTCCCAGATTCAGAAAGAACGAGAAGAGGCAAGTGTATACCGAAGAACTAAGGAGCTTGAAGGACTCCCAGTGGATGTCTATTCTTGGCTTCCATCGTTTCTGGATTTGTTGTTAGGGATAACTGTATTGTACCTCGTGTATCAGATATTTGTAGAAGGGAAGCTGGCTGCTGTGATGAATTATTTTTCGCAATCTCCTGGTTAAGATAATAATGGACTCCTTCACAATACTCCAATTGACTCTTCTGATGATCGCAATGTATGCAATATCTATATGGTCATCTGGAAGAGAAGGATTCGAAGCAGGGGAATCTATTACCTTAGAAGACCCTGAAAAGTACTACGATAAGGCATATGCTGCAATATACAAATCATTATGGCACTCACAACAAAAGTTAGAATACGAACAGGTATCAATACAAGATATATCATTGGCAGACAAGGCAAAGGCCGATGTAAAGATTCTGGATTTGTGCTGTGGTGTTGGCCCACACGCCTGCTGGTTTGTAAAGATGGGAGTTGAGTATAATGGCATTGATATATCTGTCCCTATGTTGAATGAAGCAAGAAAGGAATGTCCGTCTGCAAAGTTTCAGAAAGGAGATGTAACTCAGTCTGCTTTACTCCCCCCTAAGTCGTGTAGCCACAGCCTACTTCTTGGGTTCTCTGCATATATGTTCCCGAATGTCAAGGTAGTTTCAGATAATGCTTATCTGTGGACGCAGCCAGGTGGATACTTTATTGTTCATTTAGTTGAGCCAGACAAATACGATCCTCTTCTTGATCTGGCGTCTCCCTTTGCTGCTTTCTCCCTGCAGAAGTATTCATATGAACGCCAAACCAAATCTGAAATCTTCTTTAATGACTTCAAGTATACTGGCACATTCCAGAAAAAGAAAAACGAAGAAGATGCTGTATTTGACGAGGTACTGACATATTACAACCCCGAAACAAGTCCCGGTAAGGTTAAGTACCGGGAACAAAAGCAGAGATGGTATATGCCTGATTTAGAGTCTATGATCGAGACAATCAAAAGTTCTGGGTTCAGACTACAAGAAAAGGTACACATGGTATCTTGTGGCAAAGAATATCAATATCTCGTTTATTTTACAAAGTAAAACTCACCGTCGCAGAAGATAATGGATATCTTCGATAGCCGAACAGTTCTTGATTTTCAAAAATTTACATTCTCAGGTCATCTAAGAACCCATGTCTACAAGGTCTTAGATGAAAACATTAAGTTAGGTCACGCAGATTACTCTTGCTATTGGATTCTGGAATTGATGTGCTCTGGTTTGGTACACTCTTGCTGGAACACTTTATTCTTGAGTTCGGCGATCCATATCAATCGTGGAGCACCTAATGTGTTTCTGTATTTGGTACGCATGTATGAACGCTTTGCTCCATATGAGAGCCAGTATACAATTCAGAGCATGACAGACATCAGAAACAATCGTGATGCTCGTTTATTATTTTGCGAGGTTGGAGCATCTGTTGCTCTGTGTCGAAAGTCTAAACTCCCAAGTCTACCGCGAATCAAACCTGATCATGATTTTCAACCATTGGTTATCCAAGAGAATTTGAAGTCACCAACATCCTTGTATGCTCGGACACTGATGAAACAAGAAGATCCCATGGAATTATATGTCCCAGTCAACGAGTTTGCGTATTGTCTTAGACCAGAGGTCAGGGATTCTACTCGTGCTCTGTACTGGAGTTCTTGGATTCTCGCATACGCGTCCAAATATAAGGCAGATAACAAAACATACTTGGTATGTTCTTACAGATCGAACGATTATGTGGAAGAGAAGTATCTGCGGTCACCTATATGGATTCTTTGGGCTGTTGTTATGGAGGCCGTACGAACATCGCCTCAATCAGGTACATTATCACCATATATTGATGCCCTTTACAAAATGTACTGTTTAAGATGGGGTCAAGGAGAGTTAAAGAAGCGTTTACCATTCTTGATAACATCCATCTTATTTATATGCGAGTCTACAACGCTGGATATCTACTATGCTGTTCCACACAATATACAGACTGTTCAAGATGTTGTAACAAATATACCTCAATGGATCGGAGCCATCATTCACACTCAGAAAACATTCGCGTGAATTAAGCAATATGACTATCAATTCGGATAGATACTTGCGATTAACAGGGCTATCAATCTTAGCACTGGTGCTTTGGTTTGTGATTACAAGTATAACAACAGTTGATTTTGAGTTTATTGGTTTTTATATTTTGTTTACGGTGATAATTCTTTCAGCAATTACAGCATTTTTTCTGCTTTATATTATTGCGATTATTGACCCAAA